TGGTGATCCGCCTGGAGCGCACCGAGAAGGGCCAGCGCATCACGGCGACCCACCGGCGCATGAGCTGGTTCCCCGAGGTCACCGAGATCCTCGTCAGCGACAGCGACGGCACCATGACGTTCAGCCTGCCCGTCAGCGCCACCGGCGCAGGCTGGCCGGCGGGCACCAAGGACATCGCCACCGACCTCGACGAGCTCGGCCTGCCGCTCGACGTGTCGGCCCGCAAGGCGTCGGACGCACTGCGCGACGCCGGTCGTGGACGTGGCTACAAGAAGGTGCAGGCGGCCGTGAAGTACCGCCGCCAGGCCGCCGAACTGGCTGTGGAAGAACTTGTGGACGACGAGGCGCAGACCGCGCTCGAGGGCGCCGAGCGCGGTCTCGGCGACGACCGCGCTCGCGACGACCGAGCGCGGGAGGACGTCGACCGAGCGCGGGCGCCAGATGCACTGCAAACACAGGGAAGTACCGCGCTCGGACCCACCAAGCGCGGTCAAGCGCACCCTGACTCCGACCGCGCTCGGTCGCGTGCGTCTCACGTAGTGGACGCACCGGCCGGTCCAGCCGGACGCGGCGACGAGATCGACGACGAGGACCCGTTCGAATGAGCGACCTCGACCTCGAGGGCGTCGACCCGCAGGACCTCGTCGGTGCCCTCGCCTCGATCCTCCGACGTGGTGCCGGCGACTTCGTCCTGGCGCACCACATCGCCGCCGCACTCGGCGCACCCACCGAGTGGTTCCTCGACGTGGCGACCATCGCCACCGACTTCGCCCACGAGCTCAGCCCAGCCAGCAAGGAGAACCCATGACCAACGTCGTCAACCTCGACGGCCGACGCTCACGCCGTCAGGCCCTCAAGTCCGACCAGGCCGCGGCGGCCAACGTGTTCGCCACCGTGCGCCAGCTCCTCGAGTCCGGCCTGGTCGAACGTGCGCACCACTCGGCGTGGACCGTCATGTCCGACGGCCTGCCGACGCAGTCAATGGGCGAGCCCGGTGGTGGCAGCGGCGGCCACGGCGACCCGACCCTCGGCGCCGTCATGGCGAACGAGCAGATGGGCCGCATGCTCGACGACTTCCACGCCGAGCTCGAGCGTGCCGTTTCCGCCACCGTCCATGCCTTCCGCCTGGCCACGTCGATCGTCGGGGCCACGGTCCCGCCCGCCGAGGCCGAGGCACCGGGGGCCGGCCACTGCCAGCGCTGCGACGTGTGGGTCTCCGGGTCGGCCTCCGACCGCATCAAGTCCGGCTACTGCGAGCGGTGCTACAAGGCGTGGCAGCGGGCGGGCAACCCCGACCGCGCCGAGTTCAACGGCGCCGACGACGAGGGCGCGTGAATGTCCCCACGATGTCCCCAGCGGCGTGTAGTGTTGGCGTCAGTGGTCGAGCCCTGCGCTCGGCCATCTTCGTGTCCGGAGGTCGACGATGCCGAAGCGTCCTCGCCCCGCACTCGTGACCTGGACCGACGCCTGCGACGCACCCACCGAGTGGACCCCGGCGGCCAAGGTCGCAGCGTCCCGGCCGGTGACCTGCCGCTCGGTCGGGTTCCTCCTGGTCAACGACGAGGACCGGGTGGTGCTGACCACGTCCGTCAGCGAGGACGGCGACGCTGCCAACGGGATCGTCATCCCGACCAGCTGCGTGACCGAGGTCGAGTACCTCGATGCGTAGCGACTACCGCGGCGACTGGCGCCGGACCTCGAGGCTGCAGCGTCAGGCCGAGCCCGAGTGCAAGTGGTGCGGCGACACCCGTGACCTGTGCGCCGACCACCTGGTGCCCGGTCGCCCCGAGCTGGGCATCAGGACCTTGTGCCGACCTTGCAACACGCGTCGGGCGCACGGCGCGACGGGCCCGCGGCGCGACGGGGGCGGTTTCTAGGGGCGCCGTGGGGGGCCGGAAATCTGCGGACCTCGTTCGCAGTGCGTACGACTCTCAGGGTCGCGGCCCAGTGGAGGTGGCGTAATGCCTGGCATGGGCAAGCCGCCGAGCGAGAACGCCCGGCACAACAACCCGACCCTCGGGTCGACGGCCATGAAGCTGCCGGCGTCGGGCCGCAGGGGCGCAGCGCCGAAGTGGCCGCTGCCCGGCAAGGCCAGCGCCAACGAGTCTGCCGCATGGAAGCAGGCGTGGACGACGCCGCAGGCCGTGGCCTGGGAGCGGCTCGGGTGGGTGCGCCCCGTGGCGCGCTACGTCCGGTGCCTCGTCGCCGCCGAAGAACCAGGAGCACCGGCCGCCCTGCTCGGCGAGGTGCGTCAGATGGAGGACCGGCTCGGCCTGTCCCCCATGGCCCTGCTCCGGCTGCGCTGGTCCGTCGTCGACGACGAGCTGGCCGACGCCGGCACGACTTCGTCGAGGCCGACGCCGTCGAGCCGTGCCCGCCTGCGCGTCGTCAGCTGATGCCGTGGCGCGGCCCTGAGTACGAGGGCGAGTTCCCGAGCCTCGGCTGGCAGGTCGCCGACTGGATCGAGACCTACCTGCGGGTTCCCGGTGGCGAGGCCACCGGCGCACCGCTGCGGCTGACCGACGAGCAGCTCGAGTTCGTCGTCCGGCTCTACCGCATCGACACCAGGACCAACCGGCTGGCGCACCGTCGAGCGGTGCTGCGCCGGGCCAAGGGCTGGGGCAAGTCGCCGCTGGTCGCGGGCCTGGCCCTCGCTCACCTGGTCGGCCCCACCGTGTTCGACGGATTCGACGCCGACGGCGAGCCGGTCGGGGCGCCGCACCCGTCACCGTGGGTGCAGGTCAGCGCCACCAGCGAGGACCAGACCGACAACACCTACGCCCAGCTGCTGGCCATGGTCGGCGACTCGCCGGTCGTCGACGAGTGCGGCCTCGACGTGGGCGTCACCAGGATCTTCCTCCGGGGCTCCAGCCTCGGCCGCCTCGAGCCCGTCTCGGCGGCCGCCGGGTCCCGTGAGGGCCAGCCGGTCACTGCCGCCATCCTTGACGAGACGCACCTGTGGACGCCGCGCAACGGCGGCGTCAGGCTCGCCGCCACGATCCGGCGCAACGTCGGCAAGACCGGCGGCCTGTCCGTCGAGACGACCAACGCCCACCGCCCCGGTGACGACAGCGTCGCCGAGGCGTCCTGGGCTGCGTTCGAGAAGGGCACGGCGGGCCTGCTCTACGACAGCCGCGAGGCGCCTGAGGTTGCCGACCTCGCCGAGCGGCCGCAGCTGCTCGAGGCGCTCAAGGTGGCCTACGGCGGCAGCTCGTGGGTCGACCTGGAGCGGGTGGCCGAGGAGGTCGTCGACCCGGCGACGTCGCCGGCCGACGCCCGCAGGTTCTACCTGAACCAGCTCGTCGCCGACGCCGACGACCTCGTCGAGTTCGAGCTCTGGCAGGCCCTCGAGCGTGCCGACCGCCTCGCCGTCGGCGACACGGTCGCCCTCGGGTTCGACGGCTCCGACACCGGCGACGCCACCGCCCTCGTGGCGGTCAGGTTCCCCGACTGGCTCGTGCAGCCGCTCGGCGTCTGGGAGCGTCCCGACGACTCGCCGAAGGACTGGCGGGTGCCTCGTGACGAGGTGCGCCGCACGGTCGCCGAGGCGTTCGCCGACTACCGGGTCGTGCGCATGTTCTGCGACCCGCCGTACTGGCGCACCGAGATCGACGAGTGGCAGGCCGAGCACGGCGACAAGCTCGTCAGCCTGTTCGCCACGCAGTCCGACAACCGCATGGTGGCGGCCGTCGACCGCTGGTCGACGATGGTCCGCTCTGGCCAGGTCGGCCACACCGGCCACCCGGTCCTCGACCGGCACGTCGCCAACACGCAGCGCCGCCGGGCCCGTGGCGGGTGGCGCCCCGAGAAGGCCGGGCACGGCCGCTACATCGACGCCCACGTCGCCGCCATCCTCGCCGTCGAGGCGCTCGGCCAGTCCGTGTCGGACGGCGCGACCACCGCACCGGCAGCCCGCCCCGTCTTCGCCTACTGAGCCCAGGAGGGCACTGTGCAGATCCTCGCAGCCGCCCTCCAGATCGCCGGAGCCGCAGCCCTCGCAGCCGCAGCCTGGATGGTGGCGCCGGCCCTCGGCCTGGCCGTGGTCGGCATCGCCCTCGTCGTGTTCGGCCTTGCCGTGGAGCGCAGCTAGTGCTGGGCAACCTCGGCCGTGGCGAGCGGCGCAACGTCTCCTACCAGGACGTGTGGAGCAAGGGCAACGACTGGCACCACGAGGCTCGGGCCAACAGCGACGCCCTCGCCCTGTCGGCCGTCATCGCCTGCGTCAACCTGCGGGCCAACACTATTTCCCAGCTGCCGCTGAAGGCCTACCGCAACGGCCCCGACGGCCTGCCCGTCGAGCTGGCCCGTCAGCCGCAGCTGATTGAGGCGCCGTCAAAGGGGCCCCGCTCCTACTGGCTGCGCCAGATGTCGATCAGCCGGGACATCTTCGGCAACGCGTTCGGCATGGTCGTCGGGCGTGATGCCGCCGGGTGGCCCACCGCCGTCGAGTGGCTCGACCCCACCAAGGTCACGACGAACCAGCCCTACGCCGGTGCGCCGATCGACTACACGTTCAACGGCAAGCCGGTGCCCGAGTCGGAGCTTGTCATCGTGCCCGGCTTCCCGGTGCCCGGCTCGCCGCTCGGCATCTCGCCGCTGCAGCGCTCCGGCCTCGTCGAGCTGTCAAGCCGGGCCCAGGCGTTCGGCGCCGACTGGTTCAAGAACGGCGCAGTGCCCTCGGCGATCCTCTACGCCGACACCGAGCTCGACGCCGAGCAGGCCGAGCGCATCCGTGCGTCGGTCCAGGCGTCGTGGCGCAAGCGCCGGCCCGCCGTCCTCGGCTCCGGCCTGCGGTGGGAGAAGGTCAGCACCAGCGACGTCAACGAGTCGCAGGCGCTCGCCACCATGCGCCACGCGCAGGTCGACGTCTGCCAGATCTTCGGCGTGCCGCCGGAGAAGATCGGCATCGCCTCGAGCGGTCAGTCGATCACCTATGCCAACCGCGAGCAGCAGGCGCAGCAGTTCCTCGTCGACACGGTGAACGCCGAGCTCGTGCTCATTCAGGAGATCCTGACGGCCTACCTGCCCCGCCCGCAGTTCGCCAGGTTCAACACCGGCGCCCTGCTGCGCTCCGACCTCATGAGCCGCTACTCGGCGTACTCGACGGCCCTGGCCGCCGGGTTCCTCAGTGTCTCGGAGGTCAGGGAGCTTGAAGACCGTGGGCCACTGCCGGCGCCAACGACGCCGTGATTGACACCCGCCCGCCGCAGGACGTCGCCGACGAGGCTGCCATGGGCATTGAGTTGACGAACACCTACCACCGAGGCGGTACGGCCGCAGCGGTGCGCGCCGCACGCGACCTCGTTACCAGGCGCCGCCTGTCGACGTCACGGGTGCGGCAGATGGACAGCTACTTCACCCGCTACGCCGGCGAGGTCGGCACGACCGGATGGAACGAGGGCGACGACGGCTACCCGTCGGCCGTCCGCATCGAGTGGGCCCTATGGGGCGGCAGCGCCGGAGCGGCGTGGTCGTCCCAAAAAGTTGCCGAGCTCGACCAGGCAGGCGTCCGCAGCGACGCCTCGGAGGTTCAAGAGATGCGTGAAACGCGTGCATACCGACAGGTCGAGGCGCCCGAACTACGCGCCCTTGCCGACGGCACTCCAGTGCTCACCGGCTACGGCGCAGTGTTCGAGCAGCTGAGCCAGGACCTCGGCGGGTTCGTCGAGATCATCGACTCGCACGCTTTTGACACGACGCTCGCCCGCGCCGAGCGCAACGTGCTCGGGTCGTTCAACCACAACCTCGACATCCTGCTGTCGACCCGCGACTCGGGCACGCTCGACCTGACCGTTGACAACGTCGGCCTGCAGTACGCCATGCAGCTCAACCTGACCGACCCCGACGCCCAGCGCGTGGCGGCCAAGGTCGAGGGCGGTCTGGTCAAGGGCTCGTCGTTCTCGTTCGCCGTCCGTGCCGACGAGTGGACGACCACCGACTCGGGTTTCCCGTTGCGCCGCATCCTTGACTGCGTGCTCTACGAGCTCGGCCCTGTGGCCAGCCCGGCCTACTTGCAGACCGCCCAGGACGGCGCCGCCGTCGCCCTGCGCTCGCTGTCCAAGTTCGTCGACCTGCCCCTTGAGCAGGTGACCGAGGCCGCCCAGGCGGGCCGCCTTTCCGACCTCATCGCCCGAGACCTTTCCGAGGTCCCGGTCGAGGAACCCGCACCCGAGGCCCCGCGCGACACGCCGGCCGAGGGTGAGGCACCGGCCCGGCGGGGCCGTCGTAACCCGCCGACCCGCTGACCCGCGCGCAACGCCGTCGGCACCTCGAGCAAGTCCACCTTCCCCGCCGGCGCGCGGACGCGCCCGGCCCGAGTCACTGAGGAGTGACATGAACAACGAGATGCAGCGCCTGCACGAGGCGCGACTGCGCGCGTGGAACGAGATCCGTGCGATCTCCGACGCCGCCGCCACCGAGGGCCGCGACTTCACGGCCGAGGACGAGGCCGCCTGGTCCAAGGGCAACGCCGACATCGAGGCCATCGACAGCCGCCTGGGCGCGCTGCTCGACGCCGAGAAGCGGACCGCCGACATCGAGGCTGCCCTCGCCAAGTACGGCCCGGTCGAGGCGCCCGTCGCCGCGGCGGAGCTGACCGTCGAGGACGAGCTGCGTGCCCTGGGCCGCGGCGAGCTTCGCTCCGTCGTCGTCCCCGCCGAGCGTCGTGACCTCACCAAGGGCACCTCGACCGCTGGTGGCAACACCGTCCCGACGTCGTTCTTCGGTCAGGTGTGGGAGCACATGATCGAGTCGTCGGCGATCCTGCAGGCCGGTGCCACGGTCATCAACACCGCCTCGGGCGAGAACCTTGAGATCCCGGTGACGACCGCCCACAGCTCGGGCGCGCTCATCTCCGAGGGCTCGACCCTCACCGAGTCGGACCCGGCGTTCGCCAAGCGCACGCTCGGCGCCTACAAGTACGGCCTGTCCATCCAGGTGTCCAACGAGCTCGTCTCCGACACTGGCTTCGACCTGCTGGGCTATCTCGCCCGCCAGGCTGGCCGTGCGGTGGGCAACGCCCTCGGCACCGACCTCGTCACCGGCAACGCCTCCTCGAAGCCCTCGGGCATCGTGCAGACGGCGTCGACCGGCGTGACCGGTGCGACCACCGGCGCCTCGGGCACGTTCACCGCCGACGAGCTCATCGACCTGTACCACTCGGTCATTTCGCCCTACCGTGCCAGCACCAGCTGCGCCTGGATGATGCGCGACGCCACGCTGGCCCGTGTCCGCAAGCTCAAGGACTCGCAGAACCAGTACCTGTGGCAGCCCAGCCTGCAGGTCGGCGCGCCGGACATCCTCCTCGGCAAGCCGGTCTACACCGACCCCAACGTGGCCGCCGTGGCGACCTCGGCCAAGTCGGTCATCTTCGGCGACATCTCGGCCTACTACGTCCGCATCGCGGGCGGCGTCCGGTTCGAGCGGTCCGACGACTTCGCCTTCCAGAGCGACCTGGTCACCTTCCGCGCCGTCGTGCGCGGTGACGGCATCCTCGCCGACCAGACCGGCGCCGTGAAGGTGTTCGTCGGGGCAGCGTCCTGACCCTGACGGCCTAGCCGTCTGACGCGACGGGCGGGGACCTCGGTCCCCGCCCCGACCGTCGCCAACCCTCGAGGAAGGACACCGACCATGAAGGTCAAGATGATCGCCAGCATCACCGGCACCCGCAACGGCCAGGACTGGCCCGCTGCCGGAGAGACCGTCGACCTGCCCGACGCAGAGGCCCGCGACCTGGTCGCCGGCGGCCTCGCCGTGGAGCTCGACAAGAAGGCCACGGCCGCCGTCGAGACGGCCGCCGTCGAGGCGCCCGAGACTGCCGCCGAGGCCAAGCCCCGCGCCCGCAAGGCGCCCGCAGCCAAGAAGGGCTGAGCCCAGTGCGGACCCGCGTCGCCGACGAACAGATCCTCGTGGGTGCTGCGGCGACGCTGACCGCGTCCTGGCGTGACCAGGACGGCGACCTCGCCGAGCCGACCGGCACCGTCACCGTCGGCGTCGTCCGTGCCGACGGCTCGACCGTGCTGGCCGCCGGCACCGCCACGACCTCGGGCGCTACTGGCGTCCGCACCGTGTCGCTGCCCGCCGCCGACAACGACCAGCTCGACGTCCTCACCTGCACCTGGACGAACGGCACCAGCACCGTCACCACCACCGTCGAGGTCGTCGGCGCCTACTACGCCTCGACCAAGCAGATGCGCGACAGCGACGAGGTGCTGGCCGATACCCGCAAGTACCCCGCCGCCGCCCTGGTCGCTGCCCGCCGCAGCGTCGAAACGGAGTTCGAGGACTACTGCCGGGCGGCGTTCGTGCCCCGCTACCGCCGGGTCCGCCTCGACGGCTCCGGCATGGACGAGCAGCTGCTGCCCGACGTGTACGTCCGGCGCATCCTGTCGGTCCGGGTCTACGACACCGACGGCACCTACGAGGCGTTCACCGCCGGAGAAGTCGCCGCCATCGAGGTCGCCGACTCCGGCGTCGTGCGCCGCACCGACGGCGAGGTGTTCGACCGCGGCGACCACAACCTGGTCGTCGAGTACGAGCACGGCCTCGACCGGCCGCCGTCCGACCTGGCCGACGCCTTCTTCCAGCGCCTGCGCGACGTCGTCAACCGTTCGCACCGTGGCGTGCCCGACCGGGCCGCGACGTTCACCTCCGACGTGGGCGGCACCTACTCGCTGCTCGTCGCCGGCCGTGGCGGGTCGATTACCGGCATCCCCGACGTCGACGTCGCCCTGCGGCGCCACAGCCGTCGTGTACCGGGCGTGGCGTGACCGTGGCCACGTCGACCGTACCGGCCACGCTCAGGGCGCTCACCGAGCTCCTGACGGCCCAGGACTACCCGCTGCGCCAGCCGTCCGTGAGCCTCGGCCTGCCCCGCCAGCCCGAGCGCGAGATGGTCATCGTCGGCAACGTCTCCGGCGACCAGCAGTGGTCGGCCATCGGCAACCAGCGCCGCGACGAGACCTACACCGTCGACCTCTACGCCGTCGTGCTCTGGCCGGGCTACAACGCCCTCGAGGCGATGGAGCGTGCGTGGGAGATGTTCGGCGTGGTCGAAACAGCCATCCGCGAGAACGTCCAGGTCGGCGGCACCGGCGTCCTGTGGAACGAGATCGCATCCCCGACCGGCGACCTGACGGTCGAGGACGAGGGCTACGCCTACCAAGTCACCTCGGCCCTGCGCGTGCGGGCCCGCATCTAGGAGCAGCCATGAAGGTCACCTACTCAGGGCCCGAGCCCGAGATTGAGATCGCACGGGCCGGCATGAGCTGGACCGTCAAGCAGGGCGAGAGCGTCGACCTTCCCGACGAGGTCGCTGCCGGTCTCGACGGCCAGGACGCCTTCGACGTCACCGCACCCAAGACCACCGGCCGCAAGGCCACGACTGAGAAGGACGACCAGTGAGCGGCTTCCTCGGACAGCTCGGCGTCAAGGCCGAATCCACCTACAACACCGGCGTCACCGTCGACCGATTCTTCGAGTTCAACTCGGAGGGCATCGCCGTCGAGGTCGGGCGCGTCGAGTCGTCGGGCATCCGCTCCGGCACCCGTGCCATGCGCTCCGACCGGCGCGTGCCCTACATCATGGGCGCCGGCGGCAGCGTCGAGTTTGACGTGCTCAGCAAGGGCTTCGGCTTCTGGCTCGACCAGTGCCTCGGCACTGTCGCCACCACCGGCCCGGCCGAGACCGTGGTCTACACCCACACCGGAACCGTCGGCTCGATGACTGGCAAGTTCTTCACCGCCCAGGTTGGCGTGCCGCAGGTCGGCGCCGGGACCATCACGCCCAAGACGGCGACCGGCGGCAAGGTCAAGTCGTTCGAGCTGTCCTGCGCCACTGGCGAGGCACTCAAGTTCTCGGCCGACCTCGACTTCGCCAACCTTGAGCACAGCACCTCGCTGGCCACGGCCTCGTACCCGCCGTCGACCGAACTGCTCACCTTCATCGGCGGCTCGGTCACCGTCGGCGGCACCTCCGTCAACATCAACAAGTTTTCGGTCAAGGTCGACAACGGCCTCAAGACCGACCGCCGGTACATCATCGCCAGCGCCACCAAGAAGGAGCCGGTCGAGGCTGGGCAGCGCAAGATCGACCTCGAGCTCGGCCTCGACTTTGAGGGTCTGACCCACCAGAACCGAGTGCTGTCGGCCACCGCATCAGGCGCCCAGGCGGCCGTCGTGCTCACCTGCGCCGGCCTGACCACCATCGGCTCGACGCTCAAGCCGACCGTCACCATCACGATCCCGGTCGTGATGTTCGACGGCGACACCCCGACCGTCGGCGGCCCCGACGTCGTGGGCGAGACCGTGAAGGGCATGGGCCTCTACGACGGCTCCAACTCGCCCATCACGATCGCCTACAAGACGCTCGACGCCACGGCCTGAGCCTGACCCGTGCCGGTCAACCGCTCCGGCTCGGTCACGGTCCGAGGGCTGGACGAGCTGATCCGTGAGGTCAAGCAGCTCGACAACGCCGACGAGTTCGAGGTCCGCATCAAGGACGCGAACTACAAGGTCGGCGAGCTGGTCAAGCTCGGGTCACAGCCACGCATCGCCACGCAGTCCAGCCGGGCCGCCGGCACCATGAGCGTCTCACGGGCGCTCAAGGCGGCCAGGCTCTCGTTCGGCGGCCCCAAGGCACCTTGGGCACTCGGCGTCGAGTTCGGCGCCCACAGGGACCGCAGGCGCATCATCAAGGAGCGCGCCGCCCGCATCAGCAAGAGCGGCAAGTTCCTCGGGTGGAGCCAGGGCCGGGCCACGATCCTGCGAGATGGCGAGGACGTCGACAAAGTCATTGGACGCATCGAGCGCCAGACCGTCGACGAGCAGGGCCGGACGCAGGCTCGAGGTCGCGGCAAGGGCGTCAAGGTGTCCTACAAGAACGGACGCCCCGACGTGCGCCTGGGCTGGAACCAGTTTCGGCCATGGAAAGGCATCGGGCCGGACGCTGGTTACGCCATCTTCCCGTTCATCAAGGCGAACAGCGCCGCCATCGTCGAGCTGTACGGCGACGAGATTGACAAGATCACGGGCGACGCGTTCCCCGACTGAGCACCAACCACCTACGGAGGGCAACCCGTGGAACTAGTCCGCACCATCGACCCGTTCAGGGTCACCGTCAACGGCGACACCGTCGAGGTCGACCAGCGCACCTTCACGTTGGCCGAGCGCCGGGCGTCGCGCGTCGCGCTGCTGGCGCAGTCCAACGACGACGACCTGGCACCCGACGAGACCGACGCCGTCGCTGCCCTGGTGTGGACCGTGCTCCGCCGCTCCGACAAGGAGCTCACGCTCGACGACGTCTGCGCGTCGCTGACCGTGGGCGACCTCGCCGGCGCCGAGACCATCGAGGCCGACGACCTGACCAACAGGGACGACGACCCGGAAGCGTGAGGCGGGCCCTGCACGAGCTGCGTGCGTGGCCCGCCTTGTCTCGCGTCTACGGGCTGATGCCCTGGGACGTCGAGCGTCTCACTCCCGACGAGGTCGCCGCCTACCTCGAGGACCTCAGAAACATCTACGCCGACTGACGCACCCGAGGAGGTGACCGTGGCAGGGACCCGCAAGCTGGTCATCGAGATCCTGGGCAACGCCAAGGACGCCGCCTCTGCGTTCGGCGACGTGCGCAAGCACTCCGACATCACCAAGGAGCGCCTCGACAAGTTCGGCACCGCGGCGCTCGGCGCCGGTGTCGCCATCGCCGGCGGCCTGGCGTTTGCCGTCAAGGAGTTCGTGGCGGCCGACGAGCAGAGCCGCAAGCTTGACAACTCGATCAAGAACAGCTCGCAGTCGTTCAGTCGTGGGGGCGACGCCATTCGCGAGCTGACCACGTCGATCCAGAACATGACCGGCGCCGACGGCGACGCGCTGGTCGGCGCCTCGGCCCTGGCCGTGCAATGGGGCATGAGCGAGTCGCAGATAAATCAGCTGCTGCCACTTGTCAACGACCTGTCTATGAAAATGGGCGTCGACGTCGACTCGGCCATGAAAGCCGTGCTCAAGTCAAGCGACGGCAGCACGACGGCTCTGCGCAAGATGGGCATCCAGGTCGACGCCACTAAGGCGTCCACCGATCCGTTCGCTGCAACCATGGACGCCCTCAAGGGATCCGTGCAGGGCTTCGGCGAGGAGGCCGGGAACACCGCTGCGGGCAAGCTCAACATCCTGAAAGCACAGATCGGAGATCTGGCCGAGGCAGTTGGTGGCGGCGCGCTCGACATCTTTGGTCCGCTCATCAGCGGCATGACAAGCCTCACCGGCGCGGCTGGCGACACCAGCCAGTCCGTCGGCACGTTCGCAGGCCAGTTCGGCGTCATCGCATCGGGCGCCCTCATCGGCATCGGCGGCCTCATCAAGGTCAAGGGCGCGCTCGACACCGCGAAGACGTCGCTGACCGACGGCGAGGGTGCCCTCAACAACTACGGCAAGGCGGCGGCCGGCCTCGCCGCCATCGCCGCCATCGTCCCGGTGTTCGACCTCGTGGCCGGAGCGGTCAACGACGGCGCAGGCCGCGCGCAGCAGATGACCGACGCGTGGAACCAGCTCAAGATCGCCCTGAACCAAGGCGCGACTGGCGCTGGTGACGTCTGGCAGGCGTTCGCCCAGGGCGTCGGTGCCGAGCAGAACACCCTGCGGCTGCAGAACTTGTGGCAGGAGTTCGGCTCCGAGATCGACCTGGTCGGCACCGGAGTCAAGGCTGATGTCGAGCAGGTTCAGCGGGCGTTCGACAACCTCGGCCAGACGCAGGGCCCCGACGCCCAGCGCGCAGCACTCAACCAGCTCGAGGCCGCTACCGCCAAGCTGCCGAAGAACTCGGACCAATACAAAACAAACTCCGAGTTCATCGACCGCAACCGCAAGTCGCTGGAGCTCAAGACGCAGGCGTCAAAGGTCGACGCAGACGCGACTGACTCCAACACCGCAGCCATCGACGAGCAGAGCGCTGCGCTGAAGGCGCTAACCGACCCGGTGTTCGGGGCCATGCGAGCCCAGCAGCAGAACACGCAGGCGCAGGAGAAGTACGCCGAGGCGCAGAACAAGGTCACCTTCCTCATGGCCGCGGGCAAGGCTGGCAGTTCCGAGCTGGCCACGGCGCAGCGCGAGCTGCAGACTGCGAGCATCGACGCAGGCTCTTCGGCCGTCAACCAGCAGTCGGCGCTCGCCAGCCTCGGCGGGGCCATGGCCAACGGCACCGTCAGCGCCGACGGCCTCAACTCGACATTGAGCGGTCTTGTGCAGTCCGGTCAGCTTTCCGCCGGTGCTGCTCTGCAGCTCGCTGCGTCGTTCAACAACGGCACGGCGCCAGCTGCGAGCAACGCTGCTGGCAAGGCGCTCGGCGTGACTGCTGCCGTCGGCACAATACCTACCAGCCGGACGACGACGATTGACCTGAGTACCGGCAGTTTCGATGCCAAGTACGCCGAAGTGATCCGTAAACAGGGCGTCATGCAGGCGTTCATGATGGTTGGCCCGGCGCCCGCTGGCACTGGTCCGAAGCGTGCCACCGGCGGCAGCGTCCAGGCTGGCCGTCCGTACCTTGTCGGCGAGCGTGGACCTGAGGTCGTCGTCCCCGGCTCCGGCTACGTCATCCCGACTCGCCGGCTGGTCGACCAGCAGCCCGCCATGGCCGGCGGCGGTGGCATCACCGTCAACGTCACCGCAGGCGTCGGCGACCCGGTCGCCATCGGGCGCAGCGTCGTCGAGTCGCTCAAGGCATACGAGCGCACCAACGGCACCGCCTGGCGCAACTGATGGCCACGCCGCTGTTCACCGTCGAGCTCGGCCTCGCGTCCGCCTCGGACTCCTTTACGCTGGACCTCACGCAGCTCTCCCCGGCCACCGCCCCGGCCGTCGACGCCCCGCTCGGCGACGACCTCGGGTTCGTCTGGACCGACGTCACCGAGTACGTCCTCGAGGGCCTCACCTTCCGGCGCGGCTCGACGCGCAGCCAGGGCCCGTTCTGGCGCTACGAGGCGGGCAGCGCCTCGTTCGACCTTGACAACGTCGACGGCCGGTTCGACCCGCTGAACCTGTCGGGGCCCTACGTCTCGGCGGGCGTGTCGGAGATCCGGCCGAACCTGCCGGTGCGCATCTCGGCCGTGATCGGGTCGACGACCGAGACCCTGTGGGTGGGCGTCGTCGACACCCTCGACCTCGACTACATGTCGACGACCTGGTCGAGCGTCGGCGTGTCCTGCGTCGACGGCGTGGCCTTCCTACAGGCCGCCGACTTCGCCGAGATCTCGACGCCCGAGGGCGCGGGCGACTCCGCCGCCGGACGCATCACCCGCATCCTCGACCACGTCGGCTGGCCCGCTGCCGCCCGTGACCTCGACACCGTGTCAATGAACACAATGCAGGCGACGACGCTGGCCTCGGCCGCGTGGACCGAGATCCTGCTCACCGCCGACTCCGACGCCGGCTACCTCTGGATCGACCGCACCGGCCAGCTCGTCTACCGCACCCGCGGCGCCATCGCTGCGACGCCGTCGCTGACGTTCTCGTCGAGCGCCACCACGGCCGGCAAGGACTTCACCGCCATCAAGATCACCCGCGACGTCGGGCAGGTCTACAACTCGGTCAGCCTGGCACGAGCCAACGGCACCGCCGTCTCGGTCGAGGACACCGACGCCCAGGCGACGATCGGCCAGGTGCGCGGGTTCTCACGCTCCGACCTGGTGTGCGAGACGGACGACCAGGTCGGCGACATCGCGTCGTGGATCGTCGGCGTCTTTGCCGACATGGTGACGAGGGTCGAGGAGATCACGCTCGCCCCGCCGGCCGACACCGCTCTCATGGCCACGGGCGAGTGGCTGGAGCTGCTGCGCCTCGAGCTGGGCGACGTGGTGCGGGTCGTCCACGCCACGCCGGACGGTCGTGACGTCACCGTCGACGCCGTCCTGCGCGGCATTGAGTGGCAGGCGGCGACGAGGTCCTTCGGGCTCAAGCTCTCGCTGCAGACCCTAAACCCGAGCTACACGATGTTTGTGCTTGACGACGACGTGCGCGGCGTGCTGGCCGGGACCGACGGCGTCACCGTCTACACCGGGACGGCGCTGGCCGTCACCGCACCGAGGAGCTGAACGTGCCGGACCCTTCGCTCGCACCCATCCGTGTCCTGGCGTCGAGCACCGACGGCACCGGATGGGCCGTCACGCTTGACGGCACGCTCGTCAACTCGGGCACGGCCGGGTCGCCCGAGGCCGCCGCCGAGACGGCTGCCCTTGTGGCGGCGTCCTGCACGTTCGCCCTGTCCATCCTCGGGCTCGCCGCCCGCGTCGAACCGACCATCTAGGAGTCCTCGTGACGATCCCCTCATTCACCGCTGGCGCAGTCCTCACTGCCAGCCAGATGAACCAGGTGGCCAAGCAGGTCGTCGTCACCTGCACCTCGGGCACCCGGCCGTCGTCGCCGCCCGAGGGCATGACGATCTACGAGACCGACACCGACAAGATGCTCACCTACACCACGTCGACCACCGGCTGGGTGCAGCCGTGGAACATGCCGTGGGGCTACGTCGCGTCGGCGTCGACGACGACCGCCACGACCAGCGTGGGCAGCTCCTACACCGACGCCGGGTCGCTCACCGTGACCTGGACGACGGTCCAGAACCGCCGCTACAAGGTGACCGGGTTCCTTGACATGGGCTCCTCGTCGGCGACCGTGTCCTACGTCGCCATCACCGACGGGTCCAACAACGGCAAGGCGGTCGCCCACGAGTCGCACGCCGCCAACGACATCGTGACCTTTTCGCCCGTCGAGGTCTTCACAGCGGCCTCGTCGGCGTCGACGACCCGCAAGCTGCGCGTAAAGTGCGACGCTGGCAGCGGCGGCACACAGTCCAACGTCTACGGCCCGCACATCATCCTCGTCGAGGACATCGGCCCGAGCGGGGCGCCGGCATGACCG